GTATCTGTAGCTGGATTTAATTCAATCGCACCAATCCAATTAACAACATGAAATGGATTTACATTTTCAACTCTAGTTGCAAAAGTATTTTTGAGAAATACTACATCAGTATATTTTAAACACACAATATCACCGACTTTAACTGTGTTAGGATTTCCAAGATCTTTTACAAATCTTAGATCTGCTTCTGGATTTGAAACATTAGATGCTCCTATCACTGCTTCAGAACCTAATAAAAGATCCACAGAAGTTGTATAGTGTTGTGCTCTAAGTAAACCATCTTTAGTATCAATACTACATTTATGTTGTGGATCACCTAAAGCTCCAGTCTTTACAGATTTAAAATTATCTACAAGGAATCCACATTTAAATCGATCTAACTGAGTTTGAGAATCTTTTAAAGTTAAATTTTTAGTATCTGTCTCTAAAAGAGAAAGTGATGTATAATATTCAATATTTCTTATTCTATCTTCAAGCCTTGCAATATCTTGCATTCTATATCTTTTATGGGAAGATAATTGTACAATCACATCATCAATATTATAAACATAAGGTTTCATTGTAATTGTAGCCACTTCTAAAGCGTTTTCAATTACAGCAGGAGCAACAGGAGTTAATGATGGAACTCCCTTAGATATAGAAAATTCACCATATCTATTAAGGTAAAGTTTATCGGTTCTGGCAAGATAGTAAGAATAACTTAAGAATAGATCTTTGTCCTTAGCAAAATTATATGGGCTAGAATTAGTTGCGGGCAAAAACTTTCTAGATTCAAATTCAAATGGAGAAAATGGCGTTGAGTTACTATTATAAGGACTAACTCTTGGCCTCAAGTCAATAATATCACTTGCTCTATTGAAACCAACAAAAGGTAATTCAGTTGCATATCTATCACTATCATAGGAAGCAACAGTAACAAAATCTCCATCATCATTTTCATCTATGTAATAATGGTGGAATACAATTTTTAATTTCTTTGTTGGAGCGGTAACGCCATCTTTTCTTACTAAAAATGAAAAATCAGCGATTTCAAGAGTTTGCCCATCGTTAAAAGTAAAATCTGATACTATATTTCGATCTCCCTCTATTAATAAACTTACTTTTGCAGTAATATTTGATTCACTAAAAACAATTTTTTCATCTTTAAGGAAAGTATTTTCATTAATATAAACGAATCCAAATTGATTTGTTCCGTTAGTTTCAACAAACATCGCCAAAGCACTACTCGTTTCACCATAAACAATCTCACCTTTTATTGCATTTAAAATATTAGCATTTAAATCAATAACTTCTAATTTTGGCAAATCGGCGGAATTATTATCTGAAGATTCAAAAATTGCAGAAACAAAAATTACATCAGGTACATTTAATGAAATTTTTGCATCCTGAACTCTTGTTCCATAATAAGGACTGAATATTAGTCCATCATTAAGAGTTGTGCTACCTATTCCAGATTTAGTTGTACTTGAATTATTGATTTCTAATATTGCACATCTATTATAAATTTTCTTTCTTGGTTTTAATTTTCTTTTTCGTAAAGTTGCTGTTAATGTAGCAGAGCCATTTTGAGATAAATTAACTAAAGTTAAAGTTCTGGCAGCAGTAATTGTAAACTGGTTTTTAGTTAACGGTTCTACAACTCCATTACTATAGACTAATGCATAGTCTTCCTCATCAAAAGGCTCTAGAGTAAGATTAGTATCACTTTCTAAAGTCGCTGTCAAACCATTTGATGCAACAGTTACTGAATATGATTTTCTAAAAACTATCTCTCCTTCTGATATATCAACATTTGAAATATTTGTGTTATCTAATTCGGCATAAAAGTATGAATCTGTTGGATTTTCTAGTACAGAAATTCCTTTCACTAGGCCAGTGAGAGTTGTTGCAGTTGAAGGTAATGTACCAACATTAACGCCGGTAACAGCAGTAGTGGCTTCAATTTGAATAGTTTTTGAAGCAGCATTTACTGAAGTTACTCTATTAAATGTTGGTAGTGTATCATTAGACTTTGTATAAACAAAAATATCTCCTGTATTAATTCCAACTCCAAATGTTGAATTAGATGATGTTACATTACTTATGCCACCAGCAGCAGCAGAAATAGTAAAACTGGTATTTTGAGGTGCAATAGGTATTGCTTGAGATATCACAGTGTCCGCAGTAAATACTGTTGTGGCTCCATTAAATCCAACTAATTGTCTTATATCACTTAAATTATAATCTCTAACAGCAGTTACTGTTCTAGAAATATCTTGTCCATCAACTTTTAATTGTTCACCAGCTGAAAAAGTTCCAGAAACTTGGTATAACACCAATTGATTAGAGTTTGAAGCATTTATAGCTAAAAATCCAGATGCAGAACTATTTTTCCCTTCAATAAATGCTGGTCTAGATAAAGTTAATGTAGCATTTAATTGCAAATATGTATATGTCTGTATATCATAAGATGCAGATTCGAAAACACTAGCAGCGTTCGAATATCCGGAAGATTTTAACTTTAAATCATAAAGTCTGGCAATACCTATAGGAATTCCTGAAACAACACCCGGAGTTGAGGTTCTTTTTGAGTACAAAGACACTTGACTCGTTGTTCCAAATCCTACGGGAACTGCTCCATAAACATTATTAATTTCTACTATGTTACCTAGAGTAAAGGGAACAGTAGTGTCTTTTACTGACTCTGTAGTTCTAGGTTTTTCTAAATCTGCATTTATGGTTATCTGAGTTTCTACTTCATATCCTTTAACATACGCCTTTCCAGGAGAAATCTGTAAGGTTAATAAATCATTCGAAGGTGTATTTCCTTGTTTTGTTAGTTGACGAAGATTATAAACTCCATTGTTTCCCTGTGCATTATTTAATGATTCTTTAGCTACTACACTAAAGGGTTTTACATAATAATCTCCTGATTCATCATTTGTTCTTCTTGCCAATTCGTCGGTTATTAAACTAACTGTGTCTTGTTTTTTAGAAACTTTTTTAATCTCTCCGTTTTCAATCCTTAATAATTCTACAAAATTTTCATCGTTAAAATCATCAAGTGATTTTTTTATTAAACTAGCAACAATTCTGAGTCTATCAGCACCAGGAGCAGCAAAATTAGAAAATCCTCGTGCATTATCAAATAAATCTGCATTTATTTGGGAAGGCACGGCAATATCTTCAAAAATGGATAATCCAACACGATATGATGGAGAGTTGGTATACTGATCTAATATTACGGCTTGTGGAAAAACATCTACAAAAAATCCTCTTATAAAATAAACACCTTCTTCGATTTTAATAACAGATCCTGTAGCCGTAGATCCAGAAATGATAGCAGTAGCAAATGAAGAATCTAATCTAATAACTCCTTGACCATAGTCTATATTTTCTAATACTAGAAGATTTTCTCCATCTATAAATTTACTAGTTGAAAAATTTGTATCGCTAGAACTTTGATATTTTATATACAAAGTATAATTATTATTTTCAGACTCTTCACTAGTAATATATCTTTCAATTTTAGCAAATACTCCACTAGTTTCTCCCTTTATTTTTTTATCTATTAACTTATCAAGATATGCAACTACAGGAATTCCTAAGTGTGTTGGATCTATTTGAACACAAGTATATTCAGAATCATATGCTACATTTCCAGGTATTACTACTTGTCCTTCTTTGAAAAAATGTTTTCCAAACTTTTCAACTTGATTTTGTAATATTGATTGAAGGGTTGTTAATTCTCTCGCTTGAATCGGAGTTCCTGGCTTGAATAAAACTCTTTGATAATTTTTTGTTACATCAAAATCATCAAAATATGGAGATGTATTTAGATTAGTATTTTGTGCCATTTTTATTAGAACTCCAATACAATTTTAATATCTTCTTTTTGATTGGCAGATCTTGGGATAGGTTGTCTATTATCCAAGTAAATAATATCTCCAGATTTTTTATTATATTCAGCTGAAGAAATACCAGCAACAAACTGTTGTCCCAACTGATATATTCTATTATTTATTGTGGTTGTTACACCACTAAAACCTGTGTTAATTGACAGTGTTGGTCCAATAATCGTAGAACAATTAATTGTTGTTCCATATCCAACATCTGGATTTGAAGTAAATGGAATAATTTTAAATCCAGTTTCACTTGAAGCAAGCCCTGTTGGTTGATAATATTTCAATACTCCAGTTATTGAATCCCAAGAGGCTACAAATCCTATCGCTGTTGATCCAAATCCAACAGTCTGTTTTATAACTGCATCTACAGCATATGTTGTATTAGTGGTAACTCCGCTTAATTTTAAAGCATTCAATCCACTAACCACAGAAGTATCTAAAACTTGGACATCACTTCCTAAAATAGTAGGATTTCTTAGTATCCCAACTCTAGCAAAATCATTTCCTAAAATAATATCGGGGTTGCTTTCCAAGGTTTCGAATCTAGAATATAGTAAAACTTTATAAGCACCGAGTTCTCGATAAATATCGTAACCATGCCCACCTTTTGGGGGAATAATAACATTAAAAGATGCTATGGAAGTAGTACCAATTCCAGTATTACTCAATTGTTTTAGGGGTCCAGTTATTTCAGATCCAGGAGCTCCTGGATAAAATTGTATTGTTCCATAAGTGTAATTTTTTCCTCCATCTGTAACAAATACTTCAGATACTTTACCAAAAGAATCAATTGTAATTGTTGCTTTACCTCCAGTTCCATCTCCCAATATGGGTACATTTGAAAAAGATGTTGAAATTGGTTGATAATTCGTTCCTCTGCTATTAATTATGATAACTTCTATTTTACCATCAACCGCATTGTTTTTTGTAGGAATTGACTCACCTGAACTTCCCCAATTGTCCGGAACTGGTATATATTCTATGGAATCAAATTTAACAATTTCAGAAGGTTTGATAGTATATAAGTATTTCCAAATATAGCCATCACCACTAGCTCCTGCAGCTCTTGGTTCTAAATCAATAAATGTAGGTTGGTCGAAAGATGGTCTTCCTTTTGGATTTTCTGGATCAGTCCCGTTTTGTAGACAAATATAAACTCTCAAATCTTCATTTATTACATAAAAATTTGATTCATATAAACCAGTTTGAGATGTAACTGGAGTGACATTAAAAACATTATAATCATGTCTGTACATTTCAAAAGTATTTCCTGCAGTCCAAGTAACTTTTCTTACAAGTCTTCGTACATCTTGATTTGTGATTTGTTTTAATGATATAATACTTTCTTTAACTACATGTTCTTCTTTAAATCCATCTAGAGGAGAGGGCGTATTGACAATCCAAGTAGAAGATCCGCCCGCGGCAGGATTAGTACTATTTGGTAGCCCTATAAAAGTGTAATACTTATTTGATGTGTCGCCCACACCAGAAACACTTTTTACAAAGTTTTCAGCATTTAAAACTCTAAATTGATCTGATATTATAGCGGGCATTTTAAAATATACTTTTTTTTATTTAGTTACCTTTTACTTACTTACAATATTTCTAGTTCTTACAATTTTTGGTGAAGAGGATATTCCAGAAATTCCATTATCATTAAATGCTGTAAAAGTTTGAGGATTTCCTAAAACTCTATTTTGATAGTCATATATTTTACCCCAACTATATCTTCCATAAAAATTATTTGTCCCAATTCCACTATTATTAGATCCTCTACTATAAACTTTTATATAATTATCGACCATAGGAGCAAAGTTACATGTTACGGTTACTACACCAGCTGATGGTGGTGTTACATCTTCAACAATATAAACACCATCTAAGAAAGATTTTGCTATCCCAATTTTAGAATTTGGATAATTACTCATACCACCAAGAAAAGTTGTAATTCCAACTAAGTCACCACCAGTTTGAACATTACTATCAGTTATTACAAAATAATCTCCTTTAGATAACTGACTATTAGTAATTCCAAAAGAATTCAATGCAGAGTATCCTACACCTAAAGTACTATTATCATATTGTTCAGATTTTAAAGTCAAAGAGATTTTTGGAGTTGTAGTTCCTATACCAGAGGTTCCTGCGACATATGTAGTAATTCCAATAATTATTCCAAAATCTCCCTGTACTTTGAATGATCTAATAAATTCAGTCTTATATGTATCACTCTCTACTAAAACTGGGGGAAAACTACCATTTACATAACCAAATCCTGGATTATTTACTTGTACGGATACAATACTTCCATTACTTGTAACAGCAGTTGCAGTTGCAGGATTATAAATTGGATCTGCATACATTACAGTAGCTCCAGTTCCAACTATAACATATCTGCCATCTGGTCCAATATCATTTACAAATACTAAATCATTAATATTTTTTGATTGTAATGTGCTCCTGTAAACCCAATTTGTTAAATTAAAGGAATAATATAATTGTCCCGAAGATGTCACCGCTACATAGAAACCATAGTTATAATATATGTTTACTAAATTTTCGGCTCCAAGATTATTTGAAATAAGTTGATATGTATCTTTATTAACTGACTTCAAAATTATTCCTTGATTTCCAACTATAATAAAGTTTCCATTAACATAGATTACTTTATTTAAATTATTGGTTACTGGAGATGCAGTATTTTCCCATATTGTTCCAGTATCAGAAGTTCGAATTGTACCATTATTGCCAACCGCAACAAAATAAGTATTTCCAAATATAACACTATTAAAATCTGATAATGTTTCGGAATATCTACTAACAAAACTATTTGTACTTATGCCATTACCAACAAAAATAGATCCACCAGCCCCAACAGCAACCCAAGTATTAGCATAACTAGAATATACTATTTGACTAAATGTTCCTGTATATGCACTACCTATTCTACCTACGGCTCCTATACCCAGAACAACAAGGTCTTCTTCTAGTGGAATTTTAGTCCAACTAGAAATAGTCGACCCATCGTCTGTAGCTCTTATAATTTTACCCGCCGTTCCTGCAGCAACTAACAAATTACTTGTACCAACACCGACTACTTGAATTGAATTAAAATTGGAAGTTTGACTAAATCCGACCGTACCAACTTGCCAAGATATTCCATCAGAACTTGTAACAAAAACCGAACTACTTCCAATAGCTACAAATTTGTTTTTATATTGTACAGATTTTAAATCATATGATGTAGTTAAACCGGTTGTGTTTTTCCAATCAAAAATAGGATCTTTTAATGCAATAGCAGATTTTGAAATAACTACTTTTGGTGATTGTGTATTTGCGTAACCAACTCCACCATTTGTTACAATAACAGAAGAAATTGTAGATGAAGTAGAAACTATAGCCTGTGCTGAAGCTGGTGTAATAGGTTTATCTTCAAATATGAAAATATCTCTCACATCTTCATTAAGACCATCTACATCGGTAAAAAGAGGATATGCATTATCAACATATATTGTAGTATCTTGTGGTTGAATAGTTTTAATGATAGTTGCAGAAGGTTTTATATTACTTTGAAGATTTGGTCTAGATTTGGAATATAATGTACCACTAATCACAGTATCACTAGTTTGTTTTTGCCAAGTAAGAGGTCTAATTTTTGTTGGATCAGTTATTATCCCAACAGAATAATAATTAAAAGTTTCTAATTGGTCAGAAGCCGTTACTTTTTTAACAACACGATCAAATTGAGAAATATCAAAAGGATCTTCTGGATTTTCCTGAATTGTTACTTTATCTCCAGGTTTAATTGTTGGTGGTGGTACAATCAACTCAACATCATTAGATGACCCTCTATAGTACAGGATAAAACATTTTGATCCAGGTTTAGGCGCCTCAGTAAATATGACTCTACTTCCAGAGAATTTATACGATAAATTTGGAACCTGTAATACATCGTTTATGTATATAAAAATATTATTTGTTACATCTAAATTTGTTCCGACAGGAACTCTTAGTCCAAGAACTTGTCTTACCCCATTTATAGTTGTAGAAAGAGTAAACTTTTTCCTAAATCCATTAAAGAATTGAGAAATATCATCAAATTTTATAAATTGGCCAGGATAAAAACCACTGAAACTGTCTGTTTCAACTTCTTCAACTGTCAATACAAATGGTTGATATTGTTTAAAGGAAACTATGCCTCCTTGAGTGTAGTAATGTGGTATGGTTGGAAGAGGAGCAGCTTGTATAGTAAATGTATTTGTAGATGCAACAGAAATAACTCCAAATTCATAAGCTCCATTGCCACTATCATCAGTATATCTAAGAACTCGTTGCATAGTTGGAACTTTTTTAGTTATTCCGCCACTAACATAATTATGAATAATTGTGGAAATGCCTGCATTAAATGTGAAGGTATTTGTAGTTATACCCGTGACAGTAAATGTAGCTCCATAGATTGAAGATCCTGGATATGGGAATATTGTAGATGTAATACCGGCTTGGGCTGTTCCACCCGAAACATAAGTATGTGCAATAGTAGAAACACCAACATTAATAGTAAATTTAGTACCACTTATTACTGAGTTAACTTTAAAAATATCCCAATTACTTAATGTATTTGAACTAGATCCGGGATATGGGAATATTGTAGATGTAATGCCAGATCCACTAGGACAAGTAAGAGCAATTCCAGAAAGTTTAATTTGTTTTCCTTTAATAGCTAAGTGATTACTTGCGGTAGTGATTGTTGCTATTCCAGATACTTTATCATAAACAAGATTCGTAATATTTACAATTGGATTTTGAACATATCCAGGACAGGTAAGAGAAAGACCTGCCAAAGTAACTTTATCTCCAATTAGGTAACCATGATTAGTTGAAGTAGTCGCTGTTGCAATACCAGTTGTATTAGTATATTTAAATGTAGTAATTCCTATTTCTGGCCAACCAACAAATACATGTGGAATTGTAGAAATTCCAGAATTTATTGTAAAACTTGTGGATCCTAAAGATGTAAGAACTGGGAATACTTTTCCATAAGTACTTGTGCCATCGGGGAATATTGTAGTTGTTACACCCGATTGAGCTGTCCCGCCAGAAACATAAGTATGTGCAATACTAGAAACTCCCGCGTTAATTGTGAATTGTGTATTACTTAAAACTGAGTTGACTTTAAATACATCAAATGTCCCACTTACAGCGTTTGGACTTGATCCTGGGTATGGATATATTGTTGATGTAATACCAACTGTTGCTGTACCACCTGAACTATAAGTGTGTGCAACAGTAGAAATCCCTGCATAAAATACAATCGTCGCACCAGAAGTACCTGCAAGAACCCGGAACACATTAAAAGTTCCCCCAAGGGTATTTGGACTACTATTTGGATAAGAATTGCCCAAGGTCCCTATACCAGCTGAATATGGAAACTTGGTGGTTGAATACCCGATAGCTTCTGATGGGCAAGAAAGAATGATATCAGCAAGTTGAACATATTCGCCGGGTATTAATCCATGATTTGCGTTAAGTGTAATGGTTGTTATGCCGGTAGAATTAGTATAAACAAAATTGGTAATATTATAAGTTGCAATTCCAGTTGCACTATGTGCAGCACAAGAGAATGCAATTCCAGCCAGTTTTACTTGTTTTCCTGTAACTGCACCATGATTAGAGGATGTTGTAATTGTAGCAATACCAGCTATATGATTGTAAACAACATTACTAATATTGACTGCGGCATTCGTTGTGTATGATGGACAATTAAACGGTAAATTATATAAAAATACTTCGTTGCCTGTTTGATTATATGGAACATCAGTTCTCAATAATCCATGAGGAGAATAAGTAACAATTGTAGAAACCCCAGTAACATTATCATACGAGAATGTTTTAATTCCTACTTCATCATATCCACAAGTAAATGCAATTCCAGTTAAAATTACATCATCACTTTCGTTTAAATTATGAGAATTTGATGTAGTTATCGTAGTAATTCCAGTTAAATTATTATATGTTAAATTGGAAATCGATAGTGTATCATATCTAAATGTAGTATTGGTTTTTATTCCAAGTGGTGTTAATTTATCACCAACTCTATATCCTACCCCAGGTTCATCAAATTTATAGGAAATTATACTAGATCCCAGACTAACCTCAACTGTTAATTTCGCCTTTTGACCACTTCCAGATGATCCAGAAGTATACCCAAGAGATAAATTACTATATCCTGTAGGTATTCCAATTACTACTTTTGGACTAGATTTTTCTGGTATTGTCGTATAACCAGTTCCAGCATTTACAATAACAAATCCAGTTATTGTTCCAGCTGCGCTAACTAAAGCGGTTATGCTTGCACCAAATCCAACAGTGGCTGCAATGCTGACAACTGGGGCAGATCTATATCCTGATCCACCACCAGAAACTCTAACACTACTAATAGTTCCAGTAACAGATACGGTTGCAGTTGCAGCTGCTCCAATTCTTGGAATATATCCATGACTTGTTGACACGGCAACTTTAGATATTTTTCCTGCTTTTGGAACTCCAGATAAAAATTTAAGTGTGTTTGTTCCAGATCCATCAATCGTAAAATCTTCTAATGGATTTTGCGAAACATTATTAATTGTTATTATCGGATTATTACTTATTTCAGTACTACTATTGACAGTATTAAATAAACTATTTACGGTTTGTCCTTTAGACTTTATAGTAAACTGTGTCGCAGCAATACCGGTAAAAGATAATGTCAAGTCATCAATAAGTAAATTTTTGTCTTGAGGAACACTAGGATCAAATTTTCTACTGAAAACTCTAGCATTAAAAATAGATCCGGTCAATAGTCCTACTCGACCAATTTTTCCATATGGAGCAGTATCAAAGTATATAACATCGCCGATAATATTAAAATTACCGTTTAAAACGGTAACAGATGTTCCAACGGTATGTGATGCTGCAACCGAACCAAAATATCCTCTTACAACCTCTATTTTATTTGCTGACGAAACGCCAATTGTTTTAATTGAAACTAATTCATCCGCTAAATTAATAATATCATTTTTAGCTAATGAAGAAATTCCTGATGATATAGTTAATATTGTTGTTGATGCCGTCGAAACACTAGAAGCTAAAGAAACATTTAAAGGTTTTCTGGTTAAAGCTTTTTGTATTATTCCATCAATAGTAACTAATATACTGTGATTTGGTTCTTTATATTCAAGATGATGAATAGCTGTTCCTACACCAGTAATATCTAAAAATACACTAGTAGACAATCCAGATAATTTAAATTCATTATCATTTAGTTTATATACAAAGAGAGATTTTGGTAACACTTTAGTGCCCAGTTCAAGTGGACTAAATGTTAAATTATCATTTGAATCTGTACCTCCGATATAAGTTCCAGCAACAGAAACTATAGAGGTAGATGCATATCCAGATCCACCATTTAAAACTCCAACAAAATTAATTGCTCCAGAAGAATCTCTAGAGATATCAAAAGTAGCTCCAGATGAATCATTAGAAGGAACGGAAAGATAACTTTGATTTGATTGCCCAGAAATTACGGTTGGTCCAGTTTTTGAAATTACAAATGTAAGATCATTGGTTGGAGTGGCACCACCCAAATAAGTTCCTGCAATAGAAACAGTTTGTCCCACAGAATATCCCTTACCACCTTTAGTAGGTAATATTGAAGTCGAAAGTGGTTGACCAGTGGTTGAAGAGTATGATCTGAATACTGTAAATTCAGCTGTGGATCCAGTTGTTGTTACTCCAATGACTTGAACATATGATTTCGAAATTGGCCCAACCGGCACTAGAACTGTACCTACTCCAGTTATACTTGTCGTTATCGCAACAGAGTATCCATTTTCAAGAACCGCAGTGCCATCAAAATTATGAACCTGCATTAAAGTTGAAGTTATTCCTGAAACATAAGAAGTTGTAGCAATTCCTATCGGCGTACCACTAGTACAACTATAAATTAATTCTTGACCAGATTGAAAATTGTGATTTGCAATTATGAATGTATCAGTGACTAAATTGATATTATTACTGGAAACTTGATGTTTAAACAACGGAGTTCCATTATTCTTTAATTTAAATGTTGTTAATCCAACTATACCTCCACCTCTTTGTATAGATGGATATACTATCGTACTTGGAGCAGCAGTTACTCCAATTCCAATTATTGAAGTAATAATTCCAATATAATTACTAATTGCACTTTGGACATCTGCACAACAGTTTTCGCTATAAGACGGACTACAATTAATATCTGGTAAGATTGTGGTATTTAAATACTGTGTGGTAGATATAAATGCTCTCTGAACTGTTCCTCCACTTACATAATTATGGAATATAGTTGAAGGACCGGTATTTACTCTAAATCTAGTAGAATCAATAATCTCAACTTCATAAACAAACCCCTTGGGCGATAGAGAAGCATTTCCGTCTGGGCCTGCACCTAAACTTGGGAAAATTGCAGTAGCTATTCCCCCACCAGAATCACAAGAAAGAGTTATATTTTTTAAAACGACATAATTTTTAGTTGTCGTTGAAAGTCCATGAGAAGTTGTAGTGCCAACAGTTGTAATGCCAGTTATATTATTATAAACTAAACTATTAATACCAACAGAATTGTCAAGTTGATATGAAGTTTTAACTCCAGTATTATTAATAATAAACTTTGTTAAATCTACAATATACTTGAAACCAGCTATTGTTTCTGTAGCTTCACCATCTACATAACTCGTTCCATCTGGAGTTGACCAATATGAAAGACCTGCGGCAATTGTTTTGTTATTTGATTTATATTTAAGATCATGTGAAACTGCGTCAATAATTAGTCCCACATCTCTTGCACAAACTGTTCTATCCCAATCTGGATTTGTAGTAATTCCCGGGTAAGTAGCAGTTATAAATCCTACAACTTCTTCTTGAATAAACAGTCGATTGCCATCTATTAAATCAGACGCATCAGCAAATCTGTCATGTAAGTCTTGTTTTGAAGTTCCATCAAATTGAGCACTTATATCATCGACCTGAATAACTTTATTTGTTTTGTTTATTATGAAAGGACTTAAATCAATACCGTCATCAAAAAATATATTCTGAATGGATCCATCTCCTGCAGTCTCTTCCTCATAAACTCTAGCAAAATTTGGTGTATAATTTAAATTTACTATTGAATCAACATTAATAAATGTAGATGAATCTGTATCTAACAACTTTGGTCTCATGTTTGTTGATTTAGAGATTCCAACATTAACTTCATTTAATGTTGGTTGTGTTAGTATTTCTAAATCGGAAAATTCCTTAAATCCAGATGGATGAACAATAGATCTTACAGACTCTCTCCAAATATTATATGATATATTGCCTCTGATTGAATAAGAAAACTTCTGATAATAAAAATTATCAGATATTCTTTGAGAATATTCATTTAATATACCAGAGGAAAGATCTATTGAAGATGTTTTATCACGAGAAACTCCTAGTGTGGCATATAAATTAAATATATCAAAATATTCAACAGTTCCATTGACTCTTGAGGTTTCCCCAAAAACTTTATCTAGTACATTTATTTGACCAGAAATATTTTTTAATCTCATTTGATTGAGTTTATTATCCCAACCATTTTCCATTATTACTCCAGAAAACTTTGCGGAGGATATTTTTTCATTAGAAAAATAATTTACATCATCTTTCAACACCATTTCAAAAACTGGTAAATCTTTTTTATTGATGACTGAACCTAAACCAAAATCATCATCATATGTACCAAAACTACCTGTGGCAATTCCTGCCATATTATAAGTAACAGTATTATTAAAAGAACTAACTTCTACAACATCAAAAAATTGGTAATTGTATGAAGATGAGTTAAAATTAGCTAACTGTGCAGTAGATGGTGTTAGTCTACAATTTTCAATAAAAATTTGATCTCCTACAACAAATGGAAATGTATAACTTGTTTGACCAAATCCTGAAGGTATAAATGGATTATTCGAAGCTAGATTATTTGTTAATTCTAAAGTTACTAAATTTCCGGCAATAGAAACTGAATCTATTTCGTATCCATTTGAATTATGTATTGTAAATATTTCAAGAGGATTTGATATTGAAGTAGAATTTTTAATAATATCTACAGAAACTACAGATCCTCCAGCTATATTGGAATTGAGTTCTATGCCATTAGTATCATTTCTTACTATTAATTTTGGAGGAGTATTAAGTCTTTTACCTCCAGTAATTATTCCAATATAATCTATGGTTCGTATATCTTTAATTCCAATGATAGTTGGCACACTTAAAGATGGTGAAAGTGTTGGATCTGTTGGATAATCAAATCCATCTTTTACTCTATCAAAAGTTTCAACTCGACCAACTTTTGGAGAGGTAATTTTTATAACAGCGTTTGATCCTAAAACGCTTTTTATTTTTTTAATAGTTGGTAATTTTTTATATCCCCTACCGGCAAAATTGATTTTTAATTTTGATATCGGGCCCAAAGCATTAGTAGATGTTGTTTTATAAGAAAATTGGGTTGTATTTTGATTAATAATTTGTTTTTCAAGTTGGGTTAATTTTTTATTATTATCAAATATAAATTCTTTACTTGATACTACGGTAGAAACTACAAAGTTATCATTAAATTGATGATTTATTATCGAAATCCTATTATGTGATATTACCTCATTATCTGTTGATATTTGTTTTTTACTTTCTTCAGAAGATCCCTTAGAAAGAAATTGATAATATATGGGAAAATTTTGTTCTGAAAGATCTAAAATAACTTTTGTACCAGTATTTCCAGGAATTCCAGATCTAGTTACAAAAAATCCACTTCTTTCATTAATACGCTCAATAAAGTTTACATCATAATAAAATTGCAAATTTAAATTTAATAGACTGGAATCAGATAAATCAAATTCTATTTTCGTAGTTCTTGTGCAACTAATTTGAGGATTAATAAAATATAATTTTTGATTAGATCCTCCTGTTGATGAAAAATCAATAAATTTGGATTCGAGTATGTCGCTTCTATATTGACATAATTTTATAGAATTGAAATTAGTTTTTGAAACATAGTAAATTCCATAATTTGACAATCCATTGATTGGATTTTGTGCAATATACACAAGTTTATCACCCGTATTAATATTTCCTGTGTACGAAGAAACATTTATAGAATTATCATTAACAGATACATCATTATTTGTAAATGCAATTTCTCGCATTAAAATTTTTCTATTTACAGGATCAAAAATAACTTTTATAACTTCATTAAATATTGTAGATAAATTAAATTTTATGACGTCGCCAACTTTTAAATTATGATTTGTTTTGGTTGTTACTATACCCACACTTCTTTGTAGTGTTGTTGTTATTCTTGGATTTACAGTAGTTAAAGAGTGAGCCGCTCCTATTACTCCATAGGCTTTTTCTTGATCCCAAAATTCTAAGCTATTATTAGTGGTGCCTATTCCTATGGAACTAGTAAACCCAATAGTCGATAGTCCAATAAAATCTTTACCCAGATTGACGGCATAAACTAATTGATTATCTTGCAATTTAAATGAAATTGCAGATCCCACATTATTTACAAATAAAGATGTACCTCCAATTCCAGATCCAGAATTATAAATCAATGGTTGACCGGTAAAAAATTTATGACCGGGAATGAATATACTTCTTTTTGGAATAAAGATAGTTTTAAATTGTGATGTACTTCCAACTCCCACAACATTCCGAGTTGAACCAGTGGTGCCAATACCTACAGTAAATCTTGGATCAAAAAATGTAGTATAGTTTTCAAGTCTATAATTACTTGAATCATTTAATGGCTTTTCATCAGAAGCGCTATTTAAAACTCTAAATTCTTTTGAAAGTAAAAATACAGTGTCAATTCCAACAGAATGAATTCCTGTATTTTGAATTCTATTCACAAAAAATCCAGATCTATTAACATCAATATTAGTAATTAACAGAATTTCTGTTCCTATTCCTATAAAATCATTTGATTTGAATCCATTTATATCTTTTACTTTTATAAAAGTTGATATGCCAGTTACATTTAAATCACCTATCGTTTCCAATAGTTCAGATTGTTTTTCTGCTACTTTAACGAATTTAACGCCTTCTAGTCCACTTGCAGTAATTGTTGATATTCCACTTAATACTATTGGTTGATTATTTTTAATTTGATGTGGTGAACTTGTTTTTATAATAGCACCAAAATTAGAAATTATAACTTCACAATCAGTTATGTTATCTTCAATTAAACTGAAGTTTTGAATTACTCTACCTTGTAATTCACTTACAACGATATTTGATTGTATGCCTCCTGTATCACTTATGTCTATTTCTACAGGATCATTTACTTTATAATTATCTCCAGAAGAAAATATAGATACATCTTCTATTTTATCAGAGTTTATAGCTGTTACAACGAATTCTTGTTTATATTCTTCCAGAACTTTATCTATTAGGTCATAAGAAGAATTGGCAGAATTTAAATAGTACGGACCAACATTTCTAGTTAGACTAGTATTAAAAATATTAAAATCTTGATTGAATCCAGGTAAAAAGTTTTCTTCTACTGGGGAATTATAAAAATATGGACCAATTACATATGGGTATCTGGGAATAGGTTCATTAGATGCATTGACATCAATACTATAATAGTATGCATAAACTCCATTAGGATACTCCGGAGTTATAGAAAATCTACCATTATGTTGATCTAAGTCTCCAGAATCATCGAAAATATAATCATTTACAAAAAATCCATTTTCAAATAGTGGTGGTCTTTTGCCTGGGCTTAAATCCACATTCAATATGTAACCAGAATTCATCCTTCGTATAAATCCACCAGTTGTTGTATTGTATGCATATGGACCATAAATGGGATTTCCATCATATGCATAACCCAAAATTGGAGAATGATTAAGTGTACCGGTATTTTCTTTATTATTTTCTCCCAAATTATCTGATAATTGATATCTTAATTTTTTAGGAATATAAAAATAAGTAAATTGTAGTCCGAGGTCTACATTGGAAGATGAATATATAATTCCATCATCATCATTATTAATAATAACTTTAGATTTAATTACCTGATTTATTTTCCATTCAGTTACATTTGTCAAAAATTTAGCGTTTTGTCCTCTATTTTTTAATGTTAATACTGTATTTTTTGAGTTATAACCCACCCCACCGAAGACTATATTTACATTAGATAGTTTTCCATTTTCTACAATAGGCTCTATTTGAGCATAATTACCCTCTCCAGTAATTACTATTTCAGAATTTTCTCTAAAACCATTACCTCTACCGATAATTTGAACATCAACTATTGAACCATTAATGATAATTGGCTTTAAAACAGCTTCAGATGTTATACTTGCAATTCCAGTATTTGGTCTTCTGTGATAATTAATAATATTTGTACATCCATATCCAATACCTCCATCTTCAACATAAACATCTTCGATAGAACCTAGTACGATTGGTTTTAGCTGTGATTTTATATTTGTAGTGGCTCCTGTTCCAGATTTTGATTCTACATGCACTTCAATGGGCGGATATCCAATAATATGAGTTCCGATTCCCAATGAGTTAAATTTGATAAATTTATTTTTTGTATAATTTTCATCACTCAAAGAAGTACTAACTCCAGAATTAAAAAGTCTAAATTTATCATTATCTATGACTTTAACTTTATAGTATGAAACGGATGACAGTCCGCTTATCGCAGTGTCTGTAAAACTGTATATTACAACCTCTCCGTCAGAAAATCCATGATTTTTTGCAAAAATATAAGAATCAAAAGTATTAATACCTAAAGTTCTATTATCGGCTGAAAGTACAGATGGAACTTTTATTTTTCTATTTGAATATCCTTGTCCAGGATCTTTTACATAAATCTTTGTAAAAGTATTTTTATTTTTTAAAGTTCTTATAAAATGAAATCCAGAGGAGACTCCAACAATATCTATTTCATTTATTTTTTGAAGAGCATCTATTTTATTATTAAATAATTTAATTTTATTATCCGTTAAAATTCCAACAAAATATGTTGAACTATTAACAATTCCTAAAATATTACTATTATTATTTGAATCATAGACTACCTGTTCTCCATCTTCAAAAGGAATAGTTGTTAAAAACTGTATGGTATTGCTTGCTGGAACTACATTCAAATCCGCTTTAAATCCTACGGAAACTTGTGTGCTGACAAGATTTGATTCTAATACACAACCTTTACCGTTTCCACCAACAATAGTAATTTTTGGTTTTTCTTGATATCCATATCCAGCGTTTAATATTTTAATATCTCTAACTGTTCCAGAAAGATTTACATGTGCTTTACACCCAGATCCAGTTTCATCTTTTATTTCTATGGGTGGAACATCAATTACATCATAGTCTTGCCCTTCATTGGTAACATTAATCGAAGTTATAGCTCCATAATAAATGTTTTCGTCAAATAATGTTGGAGAAAGTAATTGAACTCCATTATTTAAAAGACCGATTTCTCTATTAAAAGTAGTTCTTTTATTTAAATCATCAAAAGAAGATTTTATCTGATTAAAAGGAAATTTTTTTAATAACTTTTGATGTTTTAAGGTTTTATTTTCATACCCACTTTTATATAAAATATCATTAGTTATTGGTATAGTAGTTGTTATATATTTTTTTGAAAAAACATCAGATCTACTGTAAGAAAATTTTAATTTATTATTATCAACTTTAGTAACAAAATAAATTCCTGTTTGTATTCCTGATACTTGTTGAGGTTGATAATAGACTACTTCTCCACTCAAATAATTATGATCAGTAACATTAAAAATATCAGTATTAGAAATTCCAACATTAGTTGATAAAGATTTTTTATTATCAGTAGAAAAAATAGTATAATTTGGTAATCCTGAGGAGGTTACATAAAAGTATTCTTCATTTGAATCAATATATGTATTTTGAACTGATGTTGGTATCGAATTTAGATTATTAAAATAATTACTAAAATGATTTGCTTTATAGATTTTTTTTCTTACTCTAATAGAACTTAAAATATCAAAAGATGGAGAAGTTGTTATTTGTACAAGAATTTTTTGGCTATATTTTTTGACTATATCTGAAGGAGAATACTCAACAGAAATAATATTAACTTCTAAACTTTGTTCATTGGAATTTATTAGTAAAATTGGCTCTCCAACATAAAAATAAACTTTATCGAATAGTTCAATTCTATACTTGGTTGCATCAACTTGAGATATAACATCAATATCATGATTTGTAGGAATATTATAAATCCAACTATTAAATTCAAATCTATTAAATAAATCTCTACCAAAACCTGATAGAGATATCGTATCTCCAACTCTTAGATTTGATGTTTTAGAAAAATCAATACTATCAATAACATTAACTACTCTAAATTGAACTTTAGATGTATTTCCTAATCCAACATAACTAAATGCAAATTTTGATTCTACTAAATCCAATCCAAAATCAAGAGGTTTCGATACATTAGTAACTCCAGTAAATTGATTAATAGTTTTTCCAGAGTAATTAATTGTAATGAAATCAGAATTTTTTGGTTTTACTAAAAGTGACCCAGAATTAGCAAATCCTACAGTAGAATCAACTATAATATTATTAGAATTAACTGCAACATCTTCCAATATTCTTGTCTTACCAGAAGCTTGAAACTTTCCTGTGAAAGATGTGCTATCTAAAGAAATTTCATAAAAGTTTTTATCGGATACTGGTCTATACTCAACATTAAATATAGAAGCGCTTACTGTACCGATACCTGCAATTTCTTGAAATAAGAAATTACCCTTAATATCTACTGGATTACCACCAGAAATTTTCTCTACAAGAATATTTTTTGTTATAAAGTATGAGTTCGATGATGGAGTTAATGTAAATTCTTGTGGTTTAATAATTTCAATATCGGAACCATATAAAATTTTAAATAAAAGTTTATACGATTGATCAGTTCCTTTGGATGAATATAAATCTTTAATTTTATATGATATATTTTCTATAGATAAATCCTTATAAAAATCTCTGGATTCAAATCCAGGCAAAAATTCATATTTAAATTTTTCAAAAAATTCTATTAGAAATAAATTACTTAAATTTTTAACAGAGGATCCAGAACTATGTTCTGAAGATTGAGTAGATGAAAATATTGCAAATTCAGGGTTATCTAAAGCTTTTAGATTTTCAATTCCACTAAATCCTCTAATACAACCGTTAAATGAAGTACTAGTTTTTGAAGTGTATGTAATAATTTCATCATTTATTTGTAAAAGTCCATATGTATCAGGCCAACCTTTAGTTGATGTTACATTTATAGTTTGATCAAAAGTTAAAATATTAGAAGTTAAAGTTGTTTTTTCTATTAAATCTATATTATTAAACTTTTTGCTGTTT